TTTCTAATGTTCCTTTTATTAATAAACTCAGACAATTCTCAGACTATTCACAACCCTCAACCTATTGTTTAGATCCGAACAACTGTTCTATTTCACAACAGTATTGTTTCGTAATTACCCCACCGACACCGATAAAGGTCTGACCGAACATAACCGACACGCCCGCCCTTTTCCCCTTGCGTGTTAGATAAGCCTTGCTATACACTCGCCCCAAAGGGGCGCACTCCGCGCTCATTCTGAAAGGATAAAAAATGTCACACACCCTTATTGACTGCGAATACGCTTCAACCGAATATCACGACACCTGCCCCGAATGTGGCGAACTAACCGCCTGCGTCTGCCTTGCCTCCATTGTTTCAGAGTGGGAAATTAGCGCAACAGGTCAGACGGGCGCTTTTGCCTATCGTTACCAATACACACCGCTCAATTCCCTTGTGGCCTTTTTCGGGTATGCCGAAACCTACCGCGAGGCGATGGACTCAATCGCTCACTCTGTAAATTGTGAGGGGAAGCGATGAAAAAGCAGAAATTAGAGAGAGTTCAATTTATCGCACGAAAAGGTGACGAGGCTTTTCAATTAGAAATAGTTGAGGGGCGATTTTATGAAATTGAGATTATTCGGGAATTAAACCGCCTTCTCAATGAGGGCTACACCTTAGAAAAGGCAGGGAAATAATGAAAGCGGAGATGAGCGCGGTAAATCTGATCCAATGCCTAGCAGGGGAGATGTTCTGTCACCCTGCCGATGTATTTCAAGCAATACAGGAGGACGAGGAGGTTCGCGCCTTAGTTCGTAGATACGGCAAGGGCGAGGTTTCCTATGAGGAGGTGAGAGAGGCGGTCAATGCTATCTGCTAGTGCTTTACTATGGGAGAGAGTTAGTCTATCCTCTCTCCTGTGGTAGGTCACTAGACCTAAACACAACAACAAATCGAAAGGATAAGAAATGACAACGAAAGAAACAACCTGCGAGGAACGCATTGACGCACACCTCAACGCACTAGAGGAAGATATCGCAGGCGTTATCGAAGGCTACTACAACGGCGAGGAGGACGGCTTCGAGGGTTGGAACAATTACCCTCTCGCGGTATCTACCCGTCAAGAAACGAAAATTGAACTATCGTGGGGCGGTCCAAGTGATTTCATCTCTGTAATACACGAAGGCTCAGAGGTTATCTCCGTCACCTATCATTTCCAAGATTGGTTTGACGGCGCGGTGCGCCAAGTAAATCAAGGCTCAAAGGTTTGGGAGTATGTCCGAACTGTTATTGAAGCCCGCGAGGAGTGTGGCTACTAATGTTTGAGGTGTCATTGAATTGGCTCAACGGATTGGGGCAGGTCATAACCTACGCGCTGATTATCGGTGGCGTGTTGTGGGTGCTGAGTAAGGTAGAAGTCAAGGATAAGGAGGGCAAGTAAATGGACAAATGTCGTTTTTGTGGGTTGCGTGGGTTGGTGTTATCCACCGCCAACGCTGACTATTCCTGCGAGCATTGTGGAGAGTGGCAGGAGGCTATTCTCGGAAGCGTGTGGGAAATTGTAGGCTACGAGAAAGAGGAGGCAAGCAAGTGAGCGCATTACAAGAATTAGATGAGGCTATGACTAGCCTCTGGTATCAAGCAGAAATCAGCGACCAAGCCAAGATGTATTGGAACGACCTGGTGGCAAAACTAAAGGAGGAGGAAAGCAAGTGAAGGTGGAAAACTTACGATTAGAACTAACGAATTACGAGAATGATGAGGAGATTATCGTTCTGTATTTCGACAAGGTGGCAGTAACAGATCACCTTGAGCAAGAAATAACGCCCGAACAATGGGCGAAAACTGTCGAGAAAGTGGAGGCTATTCCAATGGCAGAAATCCACGAAATCTTTGACACGATAACCGAACAAGCAGAGAAGGTTCTACGAGAGGGGAGGGCTAACAAATGAACGAGGATATTATCGGAGTCTATCTCGACGATAGTCTGATTTGCGTTCCGTGTAGCACAACAGGAGAAGGAGAGAGGGTGACGGCGCAAGCCGTTCCCAATGGCTTCACCTGTGATAAATGTTGGGTGGTAATCAATGTCTAACTACAACAAGAAGGACGAGTGCGTAGGGTGTGGCGAACATATTTCTACCTATCACGGGAGAGGGTGCGTTTATGATCCCGATTATGAGAGCCAATGGGAGGCGTGCGGTGCGTGCGGTGAGTATGGAATACCGAGCGAACACAACTGTTCTGAGGAGGTAGTCAATGTCTAATGAGTTGATTGAGTATTTACAGGAACACAACGAAAGAGAGCACAATTACCATACCGATTTAGAGGAAAGCGGGTTCGATGTGTGTATGGAGTGCGACCTTATCCGCCGAACTGGTGGGTTGTATGAGTGGAAAGAGGGAGAGTTAGTGAGTGAGAAAGAGTATGCGGAGGGCAGAGCCAATGCCTAAGTGTGGAGTATGTGGCTGGAACTTTAGCGATAGAACGCTAATGAAACACGCAGAAACCCCGTGTGGGGAGGGGAGCGAGAAGGCGCAACCTAGACCCTATGCGCCTGAAATAGATGACCTAATCAAAGAAATCGAGGAAGGGGAGGGCGATGAGAACGCCTAACTTATACACCTGCGTCAAGTGCTACACCGACATAGAAGAGGACGATGTTGTGTGGGCAGATAGTAAAGGAAATATAGAACGACACACTTACGCATACTGCGTAGGGTGCTTACCAAATCAGGAGGAGCAAGCAAATGGCTAAGTATGAACTGACGATGAGATTTACCTATGAGATAGAGACGGAGGATATTGAACGAACAATGAACGAGTTCGAGTTCCCCACCTTCCCTGATCTTGAGGACGATGACAACAAGGTGAAATTTATGGACAACCTGAACGAGTGGGTGGAAATCAAATGAACAAGGAATACTATCAAGCAAAGGCAGACCTATGCCGTGATCTTGCGGTGAAACAAATGGTCGAGGGAGATAGTAAGAGGGCAGGGGAGAACCTGATCCGTATGGTGAATGCCCTGAACGAACTAAACCTAATCAACTACAAGGAGGAGAAGGTAAATGACTAAAGGATTTACAATTTACGAGAAGGATACAGGTAGAAATCTAGCAACCTTACCTCTAACAATTCCGATAGGGGCAACGGTAGAAGGTTTTGAGAAAGCAGGATACAAAGTCGGCTGGACTTGGACAGAGGAGGAGAGTAAGTGAAACTGACTAATTTCTATGAGGTGATGGATCGCAAGGGAGATATTGCGTGGGGAGGGACGAGCGCAAGCGAGGCGGTCGAGTGGTTTAGACGAGGCTTAGATAACTCTATCTTCGTATCGGTATGGAACGAGGAAGATATTGAGGAACCTGTCCTTGTCACCGACAAGATCGAAGTAACTGCCCTTGTGCTGGCTACGATTACGAGTGAGAGGTCACGATGATATTCTTAGGCGTGATAGTGGCTACCATAATTGCCTACCTGCTGATAGTGTGGGAGGATAAACTCAATGAGCCTAGATAAGCGAGAACGAATGGCGCGTAAGCGAGCAGTCTGGCTACGCAATTACCAACGAGCACGAGGGCGAGCACTGACTCGCCTAGCACAACAATACCCCGACCAATTCAAGGAAATCTTGGAAGAAGAGAGGCTATCTGATGAGGCTAATGGAAAGGCGTGGTTGGATATTAGTGGCGCTACCGCTACTGACGCTGGTTTTTACCTATCTCCACATAGATCAGGTGACACACCTCGACCCGAAGAAACCTACGCAAATCAGCAGAACAAAGGCAACAATGGAGGAGAAGCGTGAAAATAAAAGGATCGCAAAAGAATATGCTTGGGTTGCGTTTGGTTGGCGAGGAAGAGAATGGGAATGCCTTCTCGCTTTATGGACCAAAGAGAGCAGGTTTGACCACTACGCCCAGAACCCACGATCAAGCGCTTTCGGAATTGCTCAACTCCTTGGAGAGAGAAGTCGAGAGCCTGAACTCCAAGTATTGCGAGGCTTACGTTACATTAGTGAGCGTTACGGAACACCTTGTAAGGCTTACAGGTTTGCTCTTACCCACAAACACTACTAAGATAAAGGACTGCTGACGAGTTCCTTATCCTTTCGAGTCAGTAGTATAGAAGCCTCCGCCCTTGAAAGAGATCGCGGGGGCTTCATACTTTCTACTCATAAGCGTATGACAACTAGAGCAGGTGGGGGAGGACGCTTCGGCGTGGATAGATCGTTCAACTACATACTCAATACCGCAGGCAGGACATTCGTATTCGTATTTCATCTAATCACCACAACCGCAGAGGGAAAGGGCGCGGAGTTCTTTTGATTACCAAACTTGAGGCGACCCTTGATAAATCTAACCTCGTGTTGGATACAGTATGAGTGCCACCAATTCGTATCAGTTCGAGCAGGAACAAGGCAGACTACTACCCCCCCCTCTTGCGCTTCCAGATTTGCTTTCTTCATCCAATCACCGATAGTTCTTCCGTATGGAGGGTTGAGCCAGATAGGTTTATTACCAGCATCAATAGTCCAGAGACGTTGGAAAGCATCTCTACGTATAAGTTGAGGATGATCTGGTCCATACCAATTATCAGGCACGAGGGTAGAGGAGACCAGAGCAGCCGCGTCTAACCCGAAGTGAAACTCATCATTCAACTTATCAAAGAAACCTCTAGGCGTGCTCCACGTATCATCGTTAGATGTCTTGAACGTATCAGTCTTGTAGAAACCTTCAGTCATACAACCAGTCTATCAACAGGAACGCGCCAGCCTTCAATAGAAGGATCAGCAAACTCATCATTCATATAATCATCAGCCTGAAACTTGCCGTAGATTTCCACCAAAGAATAGTATTCGTCATCGAGGACCTTGGCCCCGACGATAGTGCGCCCCGCGTCTTTTTTCCAGAAGGGGATAGCGCTCTGCGTTCTGATAGTGCGAACCTCAAGGTCGCCCACGTCAGAGATATTCTTGCGTGCCTTGTGTAATTCGTTGGGATACCAAGGCATATTCCAGCCGAGGTTGTAGTGGCGAGCGACTGCCCACTCAGCAACGTTGGCTCTGATGTTTGCGTTGATCTCTGGTTCTAACTTACCGAACTTTTTACCAGCAGCGTAGTTCGGTCTATCTTCTGAACCGAACTTGACTAGCCAACGTTCAACGGCGATGAGAGCACATACTCTCACCTCCGCTTGGGAAAGTTGTATGACTATTGCCAAGGTGAATCGCCTCCGATATTGTTTTGTAGTTTTCGTAGGGCTTGGGTACATTTACGATCAACAGTAGAGATAGCACATTCAAGGTATTCAGAGATCAGTTGGAGAGTGAGGTTATCGTGGTAACGAAGGCGCAGAATATCTTGATCATACTTATCTAACTTCTCATAAGCCTTCTTTATATCTACCAGCATAGCCAGCAGGTTGCCACCTTCAGCAGGGGCAGATGGTTTGCGTGGAGTTCCATCATTGACAAGTATCTGGCTCTGCTCTAGTGCAGTATCACTGATAACACTCTTGATTACAAAGGGTAGGAGTTGAGCGATAGTAACTGTGTCGTAGTACGTCTCATCGTTGATCTGATACCCAGACTTGGTTGCCTTTTCTTTACGAGCGTAGCGTTCCAAACATCTACGGATTTGCCACGCTACCTTCTTCTCATTCCACTTACGCTGAACCTCATTCTCATCAGAGAGGACCTCGTTAAAGTGGTCAGCACGAGATAAGACAAAAGCCCACGCCTCTTGAAGGAGGTCACCACGTTCGGTGTATGCCCGAAACCTGCGGTGAATAGTAGTCACCACAGAGGGAACGAGGTCATCGAGTATTGGATGTAGTTGATTTGTCATTGGCTCTCTTATTCATCTCATCTACGTATCGGTCAGCCTTCTCACGTTTGTTTTGAGCAATTTCTTTTCGGCGTTGGTCTGCCTTGTACCACGAATACTTCTCAGTCATTCTTACCTCTGACAATTTGAGCAGCACGATAGAAAGTTTTAGCACGAACTGCTGTGTCATTGAAGTTGTACTCGTCACTTATCATTGCATTGGTAGCCTGTTGCTCTAGTTCTAAGGCTATCTGCTCTCTGATTTCTTGTTCAGTCATTGGGTAGTTCGGGCCATTTCTTGTCGAGCACCATAATTGCAATAGCAGAATAGTTTAGTAGATCTATGAAGGAGTCTCGGAGGGACTCGTTACTGGGAGAGACTTTGCTATCAAGGAGGTTATTGATGCGAGCCACCTTGTCCCACATTCGCACTCGGAGTCCGTTGAGTGGACCACCTGGACTGTGAGCGATGTTCTTCGGGCCGTAATCGTGATGCTTGCGAATGAGCAGATTTCCTGCTCCGTCAAGGATTCTCCAGACATCGGTGATGAACTCGTCATTTACTTTCGTACTGGCATTGGCTGGCAGGTTATTGTCCCAGCCTTGTAATCTATCGAAACTATTATCATCCCCATATCCATCAATAATCTGGCTGCCTCTTGGAGATCTTTCTTCTTGCTCATTCATCTCGCTCCTCCTAATAGGGTTGATAGTTCTTCTGGTCCGTGTTGTAAATAAAACTCATTGATATCCATACCGAGTGGTAAGTTTACTATCTGTGAGTTGATAACCTCACTAGCCACGCGCTTAGAAAACTCTGCTCCTGGATTAGTTCCATCCTCTTTCAAGTCGTTGTCTCCGACAACATAGACGGTATCAAAGCCCGTCAATAACTTGGTGTAGTACGGCTTCCACGCCGCTACTCCTGGCACTCCTACTGCTGGGATGCCTAGCACTCCTGAGATAATCACAGTATCTAACTCACCCTCACAGACAACGATATGTTTACTGTCTTGGGTTACATCAACCACGTTATACAGGTGTAGTTTCTGTCCTGTTGGTTGTCCATACTTAGGTTTGCCATCATCTAATCTTCTAAACTTTACACTCGTTGCCATTCCAAGTGCGGTGATATAAGGAATGGATAGCCACCCTACAAACTGCTCGTGACCAGCAGCAGGATCGGTAACTGTTCCCAGCATAAAGGCTTGTGCTACATCCTTAGATATCCCACGTCCGTCTAGATAGGCTACGGTTGCCTCGTCTATGCTTTGACTGTAACGTGTGACCGCTTCCAGTAACAATTTCGACTGCTCGTTTGACTGCATCTTTGAACTCCAAGTTCTCCTTCTCCATCACAATAGCGACAGATGACCCACCCTTACCACAGGTATGACAGAAATATAAGTTGTCATACGTATTCATTACTGCACTACGCCTTGAGTCATCGTGGATACAACACTTGACACTGGCGCTCTTACCCTCTTTTACTTCCCCACCATAGTAGGAAACGATTACTGCTACGGGGATTGAGTCTGCATCTGCGGTACCTTTGATCCTCTTTTTACGTACCACCCTGGACCAGTCTTGTGCTGGCATCCGCAGTCTCCTTTACAAAACCCGTGTAACTCTTCTGACTTCTCATACTTACCTTGTGAGTTGAAGTCACCACCCACACTGCAGTCATCGCAGATCATTCTGCCTTCTTCTTTCTAGTTTTAGGTTTGATATCAAAAGTTTCTTCTGCAACTTCTTCTTTCTGTTCGACAATAGTTGGTTCCTCTGGAATTACTACCTCTGGTGTATTCCAAAGTTCACTACTTGTTATCTGTCCTTGTGGTACTGGCATTGCCTGTCCTTTCTACTAACCATTGGTCTAGGTCTTGGATTACCCAAGCCTTCTCTACTCCGTGTTGTCTACGTTTTACTATAACGAAGGCAGGAGGAGTCGCAACCATCCCCCGTGCCTTCGCATAGTTCTTTGCCTCAACCTGCGCCTCGTCCCAGAAGGCAGGCAGGTTTAACGATTTGCGATTCTTACATTCTAAAATATAGGTCTGACCTGCGATTATGGTAACGATATCGCCTTCGTCATTAGCGCCAGCCTTAGCCAAGCGCTCGGCAAAGTGACCAAGTTTGCGTAGATACTTCATTACATCTGTTTCAAACTTAGATCCCTTAGCCTTGTTGTAACTACTCATCGTGTCACCTGTAAGTTGGAATGTAAATATGACCGTCCTTGTGCATCAGAGTCACCAATCTGACACGCCCCAAAGTTTGTAAATAGTGTTGCCCACCGTGAAGCATCAGCGTAGTGAGGTCCAAACCGATTCTTCACGGCAGCAACCCGAAGCATTCCTTGGGAGGGGTCATAACCAAGGGTCAGAATGATGGCAGGTAATTGACTTACCTTTCCGTGTATGGCACGACGAGGAGGGGGCATCGTGGGAGATCCATACTCACTCTGTTCTGATACGTGATGAAGCACTAGCACACAGGCTTCGGTCTTGCGTGCCATATCGTGTAACTCCATCATAATTGCACGTAGTCCAGCCCATTCATTATCTGTTTCGGCTGCTACATTCATTAGGTTATCTATCACTATAAGTTCTGGTGCGATTCCATACAGTTCGATATATGCCTTTATCTCCATCTCGATGTCATCGAGTGACGGACTGGAGTCAAAGACCCACTGTATGTTCTGCATCTTAGAAAGGTAATCCTGATAGTGACGTGGATTTTTATGTAAATTAGTTTCAACTGTCAGTTGTGAATGACCTGATAGATGAGCAGCAGTTCTAATCATCACCGTTGCGGTGTCAGTATCTGCTGAAAAGAAGAGCGTTGGTATGTTGGCCTTTATCGCATAGACCAGAGCAAACATAGACTTACCTGCGTTGGGTGCAGCAGCAACCATACAGACTTGTCCACGTCTGAACTTCACATTCACATCAGTAGAGTTGAGAGACTTCCATACATCGGGTAGGGGTGTAGCCTTGACGTTCGTGGATTGCCACGCACGTGAAAGTCTAAGCACTTCTCTCCTCCTTGACTACAATGTTTCGCTGTCTTCTTATTTGCTTGCGTTGGAACTCTGATAAACCACCCCAGATTCCGTAACGTTCGTAATGGATGCCCCATTCTGCACACTCACTTTGATGGATACACGAGTTACATATACTTCTAGCGTGTACGGCTTCTTGTGTTGATCCAAGTCCTGGTTCAGGGAACCAGAAGTCACCACCTGATTGAGCGCAGAGAGGACTCTCGTACTCACGAGGTCCTCGCATTGGGTCATCGAACCCAGATAGCGTCGCACTTGTCTGGCGCACCCTTTGGTGCAGCGCACATCCAAGCCTTCCAAGGACCCTTGGCTCCATTACCAGTACGGAACTGCATCTGTCCGTGCTTACATTCTGGAGTCTGTCCTTCAACTACTTGCGGTTTTGCTGGTGCTGGTGCAAATCCACCAGATGATACGGGCGCAGCAGGTCTAACGCCTGAGAAAGATTGGCTAACGCTTCCAATGAGGGCGGAAAAGTCTTGCGCTGCGGTCAGCAGTGCTTCTAGTTCCTCCTTGTTTGCAGCGTAGAGATTGATAAGAGTTCCATCAGGTGATTTGAAATTCACTTGGAACTTGGTTGATTCGTTTGCAGCCACTATTTACCTCCAGTATGTTTGATTGAAAGTCGTAGACTTTCCTTACCTTCTAATGTTGGAACAAAGCCTAGAAGTTCTTGGACCAGTTCCTTATTTACTTGTTTGGCACCAGCAACAGAAGACCAACGAACCTCTACTCCTGTATCAGTGACACCGACAACACCAGCAAGTTCTTCTTTTAGAGACTCTTTCTGA